TGGCGGTATACTTCGTTATACTTGGAAGGCCATAGTGACAGAAGCTGTCTCCAAATACACATTCGGAGCTCTCTTTGGTGCGGCCATACCTATTTTGTGGTGGGTTAAGAAGTACTGGGAGATGCACGATTTTCCGGCTTATGGAGAAGGGAAAATAGTAACTTCATATAAGAACATTTATCTTAACGCAATTTGTAACCAGGATAGGGAACCTGGGAACTTTTTGCCCTTGCCGTTAGTTAGACAAGATGTTAAGATGAAGTTGCCTGATGATTTTGAAGATCCTTGTGTCTTGACGCAGAAGTATACTACACTGGGTTTCTTGATGAAAGATTGCCCAGTTGTAGTTGCAAAAACTTGCGTACACAATTGTCAAGCCGCGTTGGCGCAGCGTTATGCTGCACAACCTGGCGTTAATGCAGGTCAGCCTATTCATAGAATTATTTCTAGCTTCAAAGAAATGGCAAATTCGTTACCCCAACCTTTGTGGCGTCGTTATGAACGCGAAGATTGGCTGAAGCGACTTTTGCCAAGACGGAGAGCTGCTATGGAGTATGCTAATACTAACTTAACTGCTATGCCTGAGGAGAAGTATGAATGTACTATGTTTCCGAAGGTAGAGGCTTATATAGGGAAAACTCCTAAGAATATCAAGTACCGCGGCATTACGTGTCGAGATCCCCATTTTCAGAATTGGGTGGGACTTTATTTCTTTGAGTTGAACTGTTGGCTAAAGCAGTTATTTAGTGGCCCTTTGAATTATTACGATGGAGGTATGTCGGCGGAGGATCTGGGCGATTTGATCATCCGGATGGACGGACATGGTTATCTGATTGAACTTGACGTATCAAGTTGGGACGGAGTTTTAGAGAGGTGGTGTATCTCTTGGAGAAATGGGTCCTGACGTCATTGGTTCCTGTCAAGTTCCCCGCTTTGAGGGAGTTATTCCGATGGTGGGCGATTACAATAGGCAATGGTAAAGGAATGAAGTACTGGTTAATGCATGGACGAAGGTCAGGTGATATGTGGACCTCATGTTTTAACAGTATAATAAACCTAGCTATATTGAACTATATATTTCGATCAGGTCATGTTCTGCCCAAAGATTTGGGAAGTATCTTCGTGGTCAAAGGTGATGATTCTCTTGTTGCATATTCGGGAGATATCACCAATCTTGTGACTATAGTAGAGAATTTCTATGCCACTCTTGGTATGACAGTTAAAGTCAAAGTGTCTTGTTTAGACACAGTTTCTTACTGTTCAGGCTATTTTTGGCGAGTTCCTGGTGGGCGTAAATGGGGAAATAACCCTGTGAAGTTATTTTCTAAGTTTGGACTCAATTTGCATAAATTGAAATCCTCTAAGAAAGTAGCTTACCTCACCGGAATTCTAATGACACTCGAAACAACTGGCTATCATGTGCCTTGGATAAGTGAATTGATTGATGGGTGTAGACCGGAATTCAGCACACGTCCAATATTCATTGATGAGTACAATGATTTTAAGAATTTTGGTCGAACCATCACTAAGTTGCATTACTCAGCATATGAACAGTTCGCAAAAATATCAGGCTATCCAGTTTGTGACCTACTGGCTTTTGCTCAGAATGTCAGTGAACTCAGGTTTTCTATGTTTCCGGCAGTTATCGATTCTAGAATATTTCGAGGAGTATTCACTAATATGATTGCTCCAGCCGTGAAGTCATTTGAAGAAGTTGAGCTTCCTGATAAAATTCAACGAAGGCCAGATAACTTGACCAAGGTGGCTGTAGCTACTGTGGTTGAGGAGGCCATAGCCACTATCTTTCCAATTACTCGCTTGCTCATTATGCATATGGAAG